GAATTTGCTGACAGAAGCTATAGAAACTGTTATTCACGCTCTTATCGCCGTAGGTGTACATACCGGAGCAATAAGCCGAAAGAACTACGAAGTTACAATAGGCTGGAAGGACAACATTGTAATTGATGATAATACACTTATTGACAATAATATCAAGCTTGTACAGGCAGGACTTAAATCCAAAGTCAAAGCAATTATGGAGGTGCAGAAATGTGATGAAGAAACCGCCCTGAAGGAGCTTGAACGAATTACCAAAGAGGCTCAGATAACAGGTCTATCCGTTGATGATTTTATGAACGGTGGCGAAAATTATGACGAAGCTTGAAATGATGCAGCACAGTCAAGGACTGAGCAATCTTTATACAGGGCTTGAAACTGACCTTATTGCTAATATCGCTGAATACCTGAAGCGTGGAGATATAGCCAGCACTACAGCACAGTGGAAGATGCAGATGCTTGCTCAGCTCGGTGCTCTGGATAAGGCAAATCTTAAGACGATTGCTGAATATGCAGAATTAACACCGGAAATGTTGACTGAAACACTTGAGGCTGCAGCTCTTACAGCAATTGGAGAGCTTGAACCGGGATTTCAAGAGCTCGCTCGTGACGGAATAATTAATGGTACTGAAGTTCCAATTGAGAGCACAATGGAAAGAGCTCTGGAAGCCTACTACAAACAGGCAAAAGACGATATGAATATGGTAAATACAACTATGCTCTATAAGTCAAAATCCGCAGCTCAGAGGCTTATCAATGATACAGCAGAGCTTGCCAATAAACAATCCTTTCTGAATATGCTCAGCAAAGCTGCAGGTAAAACTGTTACAGGAGCTGAAAGCCGACAGGCGGCAATGCGGCAGTGTATTAAGGAAATGTCCGACAAGGGCATTCCTGCTTTTGTGGATAAGCTTGGGCGTGAATGGTCGCCTGAAGCTTACATAAATATGAATATACGCACTACTGTTGCCAATACGGCTCATCAGGCACAGTTTGACCGTATGGATGATTATGACCTTAATCTTGTCGAAGTCTCCAGTCATTCGGGTGCACGTCCGAAATGTGCCAAAGACCAGGGTAAAATCTTCAATCGCAGTGGCAAAGGTGGAGTTACTGAAGATCTCAACGGAAAGAAGATCCGTTACTATGCGTGGAGCGAATCTTCTTATGGAGAGCCTGACGGTCTGCTTGGTATCAACTGCGGTCATCAGATCTATCCATTTGTTCCCGGTATATCCCGTCAGACATATTTCCCCTATGATGAAGAGGAGAATAATGAGCTGTATCAGAAGATGCAAAGGCAACGTGAGCTTGAACGGCGTGTGCGAAAGTCAAAGCGTGAGTGCTTGACGCTTGAGAAGCTTGGCGATGCCAAAGGTCTTGAAAAGGCTTCTGTTACTCTGAAACAGCGTCAGGATGCATTGAAGCAATACTGCTCTGACAACGGTTTAAGTTACAAGCCCGACAGAACCGCTGTTGTGGGATATAACAGGGCTGTGGCAGGAAATGTGAGAAAATCGTTGACTTCGGTTAAAACCAGTCAGTATTTTAGAGCTATCAAATACGGCGAAAGCACTACTGTTAAGCGTGGAAGCGTGGAACTCACAATGCGTCGTGTAACCACCACAAATAATAATATAAGCGTTTCTACAGGTTGCAAGCTTAGCCGAAAACAGCTACATAAGATTGATACTCAAACAACTAAAGCAATAAAAAAACTCCACGCTGTGGGTGCGGAGAATCTACCGTCAATATATGTTGTAAATCACAATGAAATGCAAACAAATGCTATTGCTTCATATAATGCTGTGAAAAATATCCTCATGATTGATGAGAAATTCGGTGGGAATTTTAAACAGATAGCAGATTTACAGCGTGACGGAGCTTGTCCCGACAATCCAATCAGTACTGCTGTGCATGAATTACTGCACTGGAGCGATGCACAGGAATATCGGAAATATCACGGTGAAATTACTGAGGATAACTATTGGGAGTATATCGAACATCTCAATAAGAACCGAAAAATATCACTTGACAAACTTGAAAAAAGCGGTTATAATGTGCATAATATAAGTACTTATGCTGAAGTTTCCTATAAAAATGGAGATTACGATGAAGTGTTTACAGAATACCGAGTAAAAAAACTGTTGAGGTGATATTATGAGAATATACTTTACTGATGAAATGCGAAAATTAAGGACTATATATGAGCCTTATTTAGTGAATGGTATATTAAGAAAAGACGCTCCGCAAGAAGCTGTTGATGCTGAAAAGAAATTTATGGAATTATTTGATAAGGAAAAACAAAGAACTGTGGATTTAATTCTGCATTAAAACCGCTCCTGAGTGAGCGGTTTTCTCATACCCTAAAACACGAATTTAAACGCTCTTTTAAGGGCGTTTTTATTATGCTTAAATTTATGAAATGAGGTTGTTATTATGTATGGATTTTCTTACAGCGGAGCTTTGGATTGCTTAATTGTGCGTCCCCCTCGCCTTGTATCGGATTACAGTATGTATGTTGCCGGAATTCTGCACCGAAAACGCTACGGCACAATGAGAAGAAAGAGAGGTTAAAACATGGAAAAGTACATCGGTACAAAAGAAGTCTCAGCAGAGCCTATGCAGATGGGCGGCAAGGACGGCTACAAGGTCAAGTATTCTGACGGATATGAATCCTGGTCACCGAAAGAAACGTTTGAAGCTTGTTACAGGGAAACATGTGCAATGACGTTTGGTCAGGCACTGGAACTCATGAAAAGAGGCTGCAAGGTGGCTCGGAACGGCTGGAACGGCAAGGGACAGTATATTGAACTTGCAAATAATATTAGCTATATCAATGCTGATGGTGACGTTGTAAATGCTGATCACGATGTAATTGGAAACAAAGCTATTGCTTTTGTAGGTACATCAGGCGTGCAGCTCGGTTGGCTCGCAAGTCAGGCAGACATGCTTGCTGAAGATTGGTGCGTAGTCGCATAATGTTAATTCAAGGCTATAAGCCTTATTTTTATGCCCTGAACACGGCATAAAACTATTCAAATAAATTTTACGGAGGAAAAAACAATGGATCAGAACACAAACACAGCTCCTCAGACAGGAGCAGAACAGGCTACAGAGCCGAACATCCCTACACCGGCAAAGGCTGAAACCACTCCGGAACCTAAGCCCGAGCCGAAGTCAGAGCCTGTTAAGGCTGCAGACACTCCGACAGCTGAGGAACTCGCAGAGTTCCGTAAGTGGCAGGAAACTCAGAAAACCGATGCAGAGAAAAATGCAGCAGCTATCGGTAAGGCAGAAAAGGCAAGGGATGCAGCCGAAGCCAGAGCTGCAGCAGCTGAGCTGAAGTACACTGCCCTGAGTAAAGGCGTAACAGCTGAAGCTCTTGACGATGTTATTGCTCTTGCAAAGACCAAGATCAGCGATAAAGTATCAGCTGAGCAGGCTATCGAGGATATTGTAAAGAAATATCCGGCATTTAAGGGTAGCACCGGCACAACCGGTATTGACACACTGAACAATTCTCCCATTATGGATACGGATGATGCCAAAATCCGTCGTGTGATGGGACTGCCCGAAAAGAAATAAGGAGGTTTTAAGCTATGGCTAATTCAATTTCAAAGTTTAAGAAGTATATCGATAAGCTCGATGAGGTCTATGCCTTATCGTCTCTTACCGCAAAGCTCGACAGCGACAGCTCTCTTGTCAAAGCAGGCGCAAACGCTAATGAGATTATTATTCCGAAGCTCAGTATGGATGGTCTTGCTGATTACTCACGTAACAGCGGATACGTGAAGGGTGATGTAACCTTTACAAATGAGACCGTTGCTTACAATTATGACAGAGGAAGAAAATTCGATATCGATGCTATGGATAACGAAGAAACGGTCGGTCTTGCATTTGGTAAGCTCTCCAGTGAGTTCATCAGGACAAGAACCATTCCTGAAATGGATGCGTTCCGTTTTGCAACATATGCTGCAGCTAAGGGTATTTCAACAGTTGATGGAGCTCTGCTTACTACAGGCGAGCAGGTTGTTGCTGCACTTTCAGCTGCTGTCGCAAAAATGGATGAAGATGAAGTTCCTTCCGA